GTACTGCTCCAGGCGGACAAATCGAAGGAATCGATTTTGCGCCGTCGCCATACAGGATGGGGCGTTCATTATTTAACCGGGTCGTGGGCCTCCTAGGGCCATACATCGATGTTGAAACAATGGCTCAATAATGCCGAGCACAATTCTTTCAGCGGTTCGTACTCCTCTTGCAACAGCATTATCTGGAGTTTCAGCGAACGTATTTAGTTACGTTCCTGAGCAAGTGCCAGTCCCTGCAGTAGTCGTCGTTCCGGATTCTCCATACATGGAGTTTGAGACTATTGGCAAGAGCACCTTTCGATGCAAGTTAAATTACACGATTACTTGTTGCGTTGCTTATAACAGCAATCCAGCATCACTTGATAACATAGAACAACTCATAACAAGCGTTGTGGCGGTCATACCGGCTGGATACGATCTCCAGGTAGTTGATCGACCAACAGTCACACAAGTAGGCGCTAGTAACTTGCTAGTCGCGGACATACGCGTATCCACCTGGTATACGCAGACAGCATAAGGAGAACCAATAATGCCAACAACAGTCATTACGGGTCGCGACCTCGTTCTAACCATCGCAACAGTTAATTACGATGCTCAGACAACTAGCGTGACTCTCGTGAACAGCCCAACTATCGATGTCTATCAGACACTTGATGGCAAGGCTTACAAGCACACAGACGATCAATGGACTCTTAACATCGAGTTACTTGCTGACTGGGGTGCAACATCATCATTATTTGAAGCAATGTGGGGTGCAGCTGATGCAAATCCAAACACCACGCTTGCAGTTTCACTAACAGCAGTAACTGGCGCAGTATTTACTTGCAGCGTTTTGCCAGTATTCCCAACAATCGGTGGCGGTGCTCCAGGAGCACAGACCGATACTTGGGCGCTAACAGTAGTTGGAACACCAGCAGACACATTCAGTTAAAATCTAACAAACGGGAGCACTAGATGAAACTACCAATAACAATTACATACAACTCTGGAGACGAAGCAACTTATACGGCTCAGCCTCCTGAGTGGGCAAAGTGGGAGAAGGCAACTGGCAACACGATTTCTCAGGCTAATGACAAGATTGGCATTTGGGATCTTATGTTTCTGGCTTATAACGCTTACAAGCGAGAGAACGCTGGAAAGCCTATTAAGTCTTACGACATTTGGTCTGAGACCGTTGCTGACGTAACAGTTGGAGACGATAGCCCAAAAGCCACCAACCAGGAAGCATAAGGCGGATCCTCGTTAATCTAGCAATAGAGACGGGGATACCGATGCAATACTGGGAGGATGCAGACGACATTTTAACCGCGATAGAAATACTGAAGGAGCGATCGGATGGCAGATGAAGTCAAGATCGCTTATGACAAAACAGATCTACGCGGTATTACCAGGGCTTTCAAAGGTATGTCAGATGAAGCCGTTGAAGCTGCTAAGAAGGAAAGTTCTAATCTTGCTGAATACGCTTCTCAACAGATTAAAATCGCAGCAGCGACTCGTACGGTTTCAGGGACTGCTGCTAGGCGTATTGCTGATGGAGTTAAGGTAAGCAAGACTTCAAAGATCGGTGAGTTCAGTTACGGCTTTGCTCGCCAAAAGTTCAGCGGTGGCGGTTCAACTCTTGATCTACTTTACGGTATGGAGTTTGGATCTAACCGCTTTAAGCAGTTCCCAAAGCGTACGCCTAACAAGGGCAGAGGTAACTCAGGTTACTTTATTTACCCAACTCTGCGACAGATCCAGCCGGATCTAGTTCGTAAGTGGGAGGAAGCATTTAGTCAGATTTTGAAGGAGTGGGATTAATGGCAGGTAATAGAACCCTTAAACTTTCGATCCTTGCTGACGTAGATGATCTCAATAAAAAGTTAAAGGCAGCTAATGGTGATGTCGAGGATTCTGCTGGTAAGTTAGAGAAGTTTGGCAAAGTAGCCGGGGCTGCGTTTTTAGCGGCTGCTGCAGCTGCTGGTGCCTATGCAATCAAGATTGGCGTTGATGGCGTTAAGGCTGCTATCGCTGATGAACAAAGCCAGATCAAGTTAGCCTCAGCGTTAGAAAATGCAACAGGTGCTACTAAAGCCCAGATTGCTGCTACTGAGGATTCAATCGATAAGATGGCTCGCGCTACTGGTGTAGCAGACGACAAGTTACGTCCAGCACTTTCACGCCTTGCTCTTTCAACAGGCGATGTATCTAAAGCCCAAGATTTACTTTCACTTGCTCTTGACATTTCCACGCAAACGGGGAAACCGCTGGAAGGTGTGGCAAATGCGTTAGGTCGCGCGTATGACGGGAATACGACATCTCTCGGCAAGTTAGGTATTGGATTATCTAGCGTTGAGTTGAAGGCAATGTCATTTACTGAAGTTCAAACAAAGTTAAGCGATCTCTTTGGTGGCGCAGCTGCAAAGAATGCTGCAACTTTCCAGGGTCGCATGGATCGCTTAAAGGTTGCTTTTGATGAAGGTATAGAAGCAATCGGCCTTAAATTGCTCCCAATCATTGAAGCCCTCATTGCGATCATTATTGAAAAGGTTGTACCTGGCTTTGAAAAGTTTGCAAAACTCTTTGATCCAATTAAGAATGCTGTCGATCGGAACAAAGAATCTTTTCAAGCATTAGGCGCATTTATCGTTGATTACATTGTGCCTGTATTTACTGTTGCTCTTGGCGGTGCAATCAACTTTGTCGCCAGAGTAGCAGGTGGAGTAGTAGACATTATTGGCGGTATTATCAATGTAATTCGTAACCTAGTATCAGGTGCCATTGATGGCATCAATGCCATTATCAGGGCTTATAACTCAATCCCTATCCTGGGTAACATTCCAACCGTTTCCAAGCCTTCATTTACACAGCCAACAGTTTCAGCCCCAAACGTAAGCACACCAACTTACACAGCCCCAACTATTTCAAGCACAGGTAGCGGTGGCTCAACTGGAACAAGTGGGACTACATCTGGATCTACTTCAGTAGCCAATGTTGCATCTACCGCAGCAGCTGCATCAGTGGCTGTTGGCTCATTTAGTGCTGGATCTTTTAGAGCTGCTGAGTCTGCATCAATGGCTCCTGTCTATAACATCAACGTAACTGGAGCCTTGGACAAGGAAGGCGTTGCACGTCAGATCGTTGAGATTATTAACGAGTCCTCTTACCGCGGTGGCGGTGGACCTGGATCGGCTCTAATCGCATGAGTCAATGGACTCCTGAATGGCAGGTCACGATTAACGGTGGAGGCGATTACACCAACCTCACTTTATCCAACCTTACGATTACTTCCGGTCGCCAAGACATTTACTCTCAGCCTTATGCTGGTTACTGCAATGTTGAGATTATCAACCTAGATCTATCGCCTATCGTTATCGATGTCAATGACCAGATCAACATTCGTGTCAAAGACTCATCTGGCATTTTTGTAAATCTTTTTGGTGGCTATGTTACAGACATCGATGTAGAGGTCACTCAGGCCTCATCTACGGCCATCTCAGAGCGCATCAAGGTAGTTGCGTTAGGTGCTTTGTCCAAACTGCCTAAGACCCTTACAGAGGGCGTTTTAAGCAAAGACTTTGATGGCAATCAGATTTACACGATTCTTAGTCAAGCCTTGTTTGATACTTGGAATGAAGTACCAGCTGCTGAAACTTGGGCTGGATACGATCCTACAACAACTTGGGCTAACGCTGGCAGTTCTGGACTTGGTGACATCGATCAACCTGGTGATTATGAGTTAGCAGCCCGCACAACCAATCTTACTGACATTTATAGTCTTGTATCCTCTTTGGCGACTTCTGGACTTGGATACCTCTTTGAGGATTCACAGGGCAGAATTGGGTATGCCGATAGCACTCATCGCAGCTCTTATCTTGCCACTAACGGTTATGTAGATTTAACTGGTTCTCACGCTTTGGCTCGTGGTATTAGAACCTCAAAGCGTTCAGGAGATGTTCGCAATAATGTGACGATCATTTACCGCAACGGAGATCAGCAATCAGCAACTAGTGCATCCTCAATTGCCAGTTATGGACAACAATCTTACGAGATTACAACCTCTTTACACAATGCAGCTGATGCCTTAGATCAGGCACAGTTTTATTTGGCATTACGTGCTTTCCCAGAGGCTCAGTTTAAGTCGATAACTTTCCCACTTGCCAGCCCAGAGATCGATGATGCCGACAGAGATGCTTTGCTAGAGGTGTTTATGGGTTTACCAGTAAACATTACTGATTTACCTTCAAACATTACTAATGGGCAATTCCAAGGCTTTGTTGAGGGATGGACTTTTAGCGCTGGTTACAACGCGCTTTACTTGACTTTGACGGTTTCCCCAACTGCTTACAGCCTGCCCTCCATTCGTTGGAACGGAGTCTCAGCAGCCGAGACATGGAACACATTAAGCCCAACCCTAGAATGGATTAACGCTACAATAGTAGCCTGATAAAGGAGAAACAATGGCAACGACAACTAACTACTCCTGGGAAACCCCAGACGATACCGATCTCGTTAAGGATGGCGCAGCCGCTATTCGTACGCTTGGCTCCTCTATCGATACAACCACGAAAGCACTTAACCCATCGACAACTTTGGGTGACATTGAATACCGTTCATCGACTGCCAATACCAACACTCGCTTAGGTATTGGATCATCCGGTCAAGTTTTGACTGTTGTCGGTGGTGTTCCAGCATGGGGTGTTGCTGCTTCTGGAATGACTTATGTTGGTGGAGCAACTTTTACTGCTGCATCAAGCCAAAGTCTCAATAATGTTTTTACATCAACGTATGAAAATTATGTGATTGTGCTGAATGTAACTGCAAAGAGCGCTGCGACAGCGGTTGAAATGAGAATGAGAGCATCTGGTACAGATAACACAACAAGCAATTATCACAGCGCAGCTGATTACTTCCAGATTAATGGTGCAGGTGCAGGAACAAGTAAATACTCTGGTTATGCTTATTTCTCATTTAATAACGTAAGCACAATGCAAACAGTTTTGCACATTAATAACCCACAGGCTACTCAAAATACTATTTATGGTTCTATGCAAAGTGCTTTTACCTATTCAACTGACTTTTACACTGGGAACAACAGCGGTGTTTTTAATGCAACGACTTCATTTGACGGATTTACGATTTATCCAACCTCTGGAACTTTCACAGGCACAGTCCGTGTCTATGGAATTGCCAATTCTTAAGGAGACATAATGCCGACAATTTATGAGTACGATGCAACAACAAACGAAAACATTGCGCTAGAACTTACAGAAAAACAACTGAAAGATAAATTAGGTGATTTAAGTCGTAAGTCATTTGAAGATGAATTGATCGAGCAAGCAAATGCGAAAGCACTTGCAGAAACTAAACTTGCTGCGCTTGGATTGACAACAGATGATCTAAAGGCTCTTGGGCTTTAATGAAACCTCGTTTATCGAAATCAGTTGTCCAACTAAGAGAACAGGCAGACGATGCTTATCCAGATCGAAAGCGTGACTCGGACGGGACAATCGGAGATGCCAAGCACTCAACCCGAAAGAGCGATCATAACCCTGACCCTGATTCAGGGTATGTCCGCGCTATCGATCTCGATGCTGATTTCAACGAACAAGCCTCCACAGCTGCTTACATTGCCGACCAGATTCGAATTGCAGCCAAGTCAGATAAACGCATTAGTTATGTCATCTTTAATCACAAGATTGCAAGCGCTAGAAGCCTCTGGCGCTGGAAAAAGTACACCGGTGTCAATCCGCACACAAAACACATCCACATCAGTTTTACAAAGGCTGGCGATACGGATTCGAAGTTTTTTAACATCCCGTTACTAGGAGGAACAGATGAGCCAAGACCTAAAGAAGATGCTAGCAAGTTGGGGCAGAGCCTTCCTAACAGCTGCTCTTGCACTTGTCGCTGCCGGAGAGACTAACCTTAAGCACATTGCTTACGCTGGGGCATTGGCAACAATTCCTCCAGTAATGCGTTGGTTGAATCCTAAAGATGAAGCCTATGGTTTACGGTGACGGCAAATGATTGGGCGGGACTCGTTCTCGCTATTTTCTCGACGCTTACTATTGTTGTTGGCGGTTTGCGTTATTTGGTTCGCGGTTGGTTGTGGACTCTTACGCCGAATGGTGGATCATCTCTCGCTGACAGATTGGCAAGAATAGAGACACGCCAAGAACAGATGATGGAATTGCTCAAGAAGTAAGGGACACTTATCCACATGGCAAGAAAAGCAACTAAGGCGCTAGAGGATCAAGGTTATTCAAAACTGGATGCTTACTGCATTGGGTTACATGAGTACTACAAATCTTTGCGCAAGGCTGGCTTTAACGAGGATGGCGCTCTTTATCTTTTATCGGTCGTAGATTCTTATCCAGGTTGGATCTTGCCAGACCCTATCGAACCAGAGCGGTTTGGTGATTATGAGGACGACGACGACGAGGACTAATGACAGTCAAACGAATTGCTTGGATCTCAGACATTCAGGCACCGTTCTTTCACGAAGCAGCAGTCAAGAATCTAGGCAAGTTTTTAAGAACTTATAAGCCTCACCAAACCATTTGTATTGGTGATGAGATTGATCTACCTCAACTTGGTGGATTCGCTCAACCATGGCAAGAGGTCGAAGGCAACATCGATGAGGATCGCAAACTCACTTTAGAGATTTTGGAATACCTGGGCGTTACTGATGTAGTTGGCTCCAATCATGGAGCGCGTGTTTACAAATCTTTGTCTCGCAGACTACCGGCATTTATGAATCTACCTGAGCTGCGCTATGACAAGTTTATGGGCTATGACAAGGCTGGCATTAAGTACCATCCACAAGGCTTTGATTTTGCTCCCGGTTGGCATACTTGCCATGGAGACGCTTTCCCACTATCTAACAAGCCTGGGCAAACAGCCCTGAATGGTGCTATGCGTATGGGCAAGTCAGTCGTGTCAGGACATACCCATAGACTTGGGCTTAGTGCCCATTCAGAAGCCTCTGGAGGGCGCTACGGGCGCATTGTATGGGGAGTTGAGGTTGGCAACTTAGTAGACCTTTCAAGCCCTGGCATGGGCTACACAAAGGGTTATGCCAACTGGCAGATGGGCTTTGTCGTAGGTACTTTACATGGTAAGCGCTTCACACCTGAACTCATCCCAATCGATCCCAAAGATGGATCATTCATCTACCAAGGCAAACGCTGGGGCTAAATCGTTATCGTTTCGTTATCTAAATTAACGTGTAATTGTCCGCCAGATGTGAGACCGTAATCCTGTAGCCAACAATGGTTACAAGAACGGGAGCAAAGAAATGGATCTACAAGTACCGGTAATTGTTTTATTAGTAATTGCTAATATTTTATGGTTTATCGTCGGCTGGGGCAAAGGCTTCACAGAAGGCAAGCGCGAAGGCTTGGCGATTGGCAAGAACAGTCAGCGCGTGAGTGTTAATGCGCGCTAATGACATCCTTAACGAAGCCCAAGACCTCATCGCAGACCGCGGTAAAGATTACGGCTTGGCAGCTCTCAATCACCTTCGAATTGCCAAACTCTGGTCAGCCTACCTTGAACGTA